GCGGGAGCTGCCTCTTTTGCTGCTGCCTCAGCTGCTGCTTTAGCAGCTGCAGCTTCTGCTCTTCTTCTACGTTTTACGTGTGGTGCTACCATTTTACTTAGACTCCTTTCTAACTCTTTCTAAGATTCTGCGAGTGATTTGCTTTGCTTCGTGGACAGAGATCATCTTTGGTGCTGCTGTTTCCTCAACAGTTTCCTCAATCTCATCCTCCGCGCGTCCGCAATGTGCTTCGTCAAGATCTTCTTTCTTTTCCTTAGCGTCCTTTGCGGCTTGCTTCATTGGCTCTTCTTTGTCGCCATCCTTATCTAAATCAAGGAAGTCTGGCTTGGCGGCTTCGTTAAGAAGTCCCCACTTTTTCATCAACTTTGTGTTGATCTC